TTCCACATAGAAAGTAATTTGGTTCTTACTGTTGTTAATGGTAAAGAATATAAAGACGTGCCTGCTTCAGTATCAAACTGAACAGTTTCTCTAAGTTGTCCCCAACCCCAAGCATCTTCACACTCTTCTTTAACGTCATTAAGGAAAGAAGCCACCATTGTTGCATAAGTACTAGACGCTATAGTAGAATCATCACCTAACTCTGGTTCTCTTAAACGTCTTAAAACTTCGTTTACTAACTCTTTCCTAGTAGCCATTATTTACCTCTTCTAATTATCTCTACTAATTGACTAACTGCTGGCAATGGTGGGTACTTTAACTCGTACAAATCGCAATGCTTTATCAGGTAGTCTACATCTGCTTTATAATCTAAAACCTTCCACCCTTGTTTTTCTAAAACAGTTAGAGCGTGTATTGTTGGAACCTCAAGTTTACTACCTTTAGATTCTACAAGAGCTGTATTCTCTTTTAGCTTTGGAATAGGTTTAGCCTTAACAGCAGTTTTTGCTTTTTTTAATTGTGCTTCTGGCATTATTGCCTCCTACAGTTACCTTATCTCAGGCTGTAATTAAAATTTATTTTTACTACTAAAAGTTTGGTGAAAGCACAACAACTTTAAAAGTTGTTGAAGCTAAATCTACAGTATCTCCACTACTTGATACCACTATAGATACAGTATCTGCTGCCGTAACACTAGCTGACATTTGAAGGTCTGCTAAATCTACAGCACAAGAAACTAAAACAAAGTCACCTAAAGCAGCTCCAGTAACAGTTACGTCTGAAGCAGCTTCATTACCGTCAGCTACGCTACCGAAATCAATAGTTGCAGACGTAGTTAAAACATCTTCAAATACGTCTTGAAATTGTCTACGTGCCATGATTAAATCCTCTATTTATTGTTAATATACATCGTTACTTCAAATCCAAAACGGATGTCTTCATATGAAGGTATTTCCCATTTCATAGTATTTCTCCTAACTAAGTATAAGTTTATAAAAAATGGGGGAGCGAACTCCCCCGTTATATTACGCTGGTACTATAAACACTTGTCCGCCATCGTTACGAAGCTCACCAGTACCGAAGATTGTGTCTGCGGTAAATAGGTCAGATAAGTACTCTTGCATGTATTGTGTTTGTGAACGAACTCCCATCTGCTCAACGTAACCGATTGCAGAGCGGTGTAAAACCATACCTGCACGGTATTGAGTATCAGTTGGAGAGCTAGAGTTCCAGTCTACTGTGTTACCAAATACGTCATCAGTATTACTAGCTCCAGTTGGAGAAGTAGACGAAAACGTTACGGTTTGCGTATTAGTTTGGTTATTACAGTGGATGAATGGGCAATTGGTTGATACATATACAGGCATACCATATACGTCACCAATGTAACCATTACGAATAGTGTTAGCGGAACCGCCTTCACCAACAAACGCTTGCTCCGTAAAACGAGAAAGACCCATTAGGTTTTTCTTTTCTATTGGAGGAATGATTAAAGCGCGTTCTGTTAAAGGAACGTCTGCATCATCAAGAGTTTGTATCATTTTGCGGATACCCGCATCAGTTAAAGCAGTACCGTTACCAGAAGAAGCTCCATTAAAAGCTGTAGAGCCGTCACTTCCAAGTACACCACCACCTTCATAAGCTGCACCAGAACCAGTTGCACCACCTTGTAGTAATGCGCCTCTCTGATGAAGCTCTCTGTCGACCTTAGTTGCTAAAGCATAGCCAGCATCGTCAGTATAAAACTTACGATAACTGTCAAGTGCTTGTACACTAACAATGTCTTCAATTAAACGAGAGTATTCAAAATGCTTGTCGATACTAATATCTGTTTTAGACTCAGTTGCAACAATAAGTGTTACTGCGTTATTTCCTGACGACTTAGCACTTGCGTCACCGCGAGATGCGTTAGGAATATGAACAGTATCACCTTTTTTACCATTGTGCATAATCTTTGTTACAAGATTAGCTAAAACAAGATTTTGTTTGAAAGCACCGATAATCTCATCGGACCACAGCTCTGGAATATAATTCGCATGAGTAGTAGTCGTAATAGCACTAGTTGCTGCAAAAGCTGCCATTATTTTTCTCCTTTGATTAAGTTATCTATCTAACTCTACCATTAGCATACGCATCTCTGATTTCATCAGCCATCTCGTAATACTTGTTAGGGTTAGTTGCTCTTAGGTTAATAAGTTCTCTACGAGAGAAAGTTTTGGTTGACGTTTGACCTGTACTACCAGACTCGGTGCTAAGCTCGTTAATTTTTTGTTTAGTTACTTTTTGAGTTTCAGCCTTAGAAGGAGTTTCCTTCTTAGGATTTAATGCTTTCCAAGTATCTAACAACTCAACGGCAGCATTATATTCAAGCTGGTCATTGGCGCGTCTATACAAATCTACTCTAATAGGTGACGAATTTACCCAATCTGAAAACTCAGGAGAATTAGCAATGTCCATATAATCAGGGTGCTGTTCTGCTAACTTATCTCTAGTTGAGACATCTTGATTAGCTTTTAGTTGTTCCCTGAGAGGATTTAATTCATTCTGTATAACTTTCTTCACGGATTCTAACGGGTTATCATAGTCAAACTCTGCTGGTTCCTCAATATTTTGAGCCGTTGTTTGCCTATTTTTATCTAGTTCTTGCCGTAACAAGTCGTCTGCAAGCTTACGAGTGTCACCTAGCTCTTTAGCTTGCCTACCTAGTTTCTTTTCTAGTTCCTCATAAGATTTAGCTACGTCTTCAACAGACTTATCTTTAAACTTATCAGGAATATTATAATTTGATTCTTGTTTTTCAGGTTCTGCAACAACTTCTTCTTGAGGTTGAAGTTCTGCGTTAACCTGGTCTTGTACATTTTGGTCTAATATAAGTACTTTTTCTTCTGCCATATCTATTTCCTCTTAGTATTTAATTTACCGTGAGTTTCGTGTTTTCTTTCCCATTTACTAGCAGCCGTTGGGAAGTGACCCGTAGTACCTTCCAGCTTAAACTGAGAGGCAGATATAACAAACTTACTTAGCTTATTACATTCTGGACAGGGCTTTTCTGTTTTCCTGTCTGCTAATGAACATATTTTAGAAAATCTACCGTGTGTGTTACACTCGTATTCGTATAACATTACTCACTATCTTCTATTTTTTTAACATAATTACCATCATCTTTAGCTTCTCTTAGAGTTTCTTCATACATACTTTCAATAGTATTTTCTAAAGCTAATACTAATTTTAAATAATGTATTGCTCCTTGAGCTTTACCTAAATCTACTTCTGTTCTAGCGTCACTAATAACTTTTGTTGTAACGCTTTCAATTTCGTCTTTAACTGTATCTAAATATAATTCCCACCCTTTTGAACGAAACATTTCAAAATAAGCTTCATATATAGCTTCTTGCTCTTTCTTCATTATTTATACCTCTAGGTTATTGCTGTACTATAGGTGTACTCTGTGCAGCCTGTTGTGTAGGTTGTGGCGTTTGTGCTTGAGCTTGACCTTGTGCTTGCTGCATTTGCATTTGTGCCACACGTTCTTGTTCATCTTTAATTATTTGCTGTTCATCTTTAGCAAGTTGTGATATTACTCCAATACCTTCTCTCACATTGTCTTCTTCAATTTGTTCAGCTCTTGCAAGATTAAGTATACCAGCAGTCTTCTTATAAACCGCATCACTACCAGCTTTAAATGCGTCTGTTTCTGCTTTTTCAGCTTCTATTTTAACAAGCTCCATAGCAACAGGGTCAGTTTCTGGTTGTTTCGGTTGTAAGCTTTGTTGTAATTGCTGGTCAATAATAGGTATCATTTCGTCTCTATTAGAAATAGTACTTAACTCATATAGAGATTTTATAAGCATCCAATAACTAGGAGACTCTGGAGGAGAAGTATTTAACAATTGTACTAATTGTTGTATTTCTAATTCTCTAGCCATAATTCCCATAGTGGAATTAATAACAAATCTTAAATTAATTACTGGGTATTTTTCAGAATCTAGTTGCATATAACGATATGCAGATTTTTTAACCCACTCGTCTAAAAAGTTTATTTCTATATTTTGTAAAGTTCTTTTATTTCTTTTAATTGCTGACGTGGTAATCATACTCATACCACTAGCAGTTTGGTTTTGTGGTTGTTGGTTAGTAGAAGCTGCTGCTTGAAAAGCACCAGTTCCCATCTCAACCATTCTTTCTAAATCTCCTGACTGATTAAATGACATAGCTGTTGGAGGTTGAAAGTTTATAGGTTGTATTGCTTCTTGTACTGGTCCATTAGTAAATATAGACCTACCTGGATAA